TTATCCAAGGCCCTACCGACATACCTAACGCTACTACTCCTGGCGCTTTTCTTAACTTTGGTGGCACAAACATTTATAAAGCCCGACAAGTGGAAGAAATTGCCAGACTGTTTACAAGCGGCACGGTTGTTGATGGCGATCACTTTCTTTTTACTGATGCTTGGCATCCTGGTATTATTAACCTTAAGTATATGGCAGAACTGCTTGGTATAAAGATTAAGATACACGCATTATGGCATGCTGGCAGTTATGATCCACAGGACTTCTTAGGACGTCTTATTGGTGATGCTGATTGGGTCAGGCATAGTGAAAAGGCGTTCTTTCATGCTATAGATTATAACTACTTTGCCACCGACTTCCATATACACATGTTCTGTTTTAATTTATTTAAATGTCCTAAGTGGATGTTTGAGGGTAGGATCTTCCGCACAGGTTGGCCCATGGAGTATATGGAGAATACATTACTTCCATATAAAAATATGCCCAAGCGTGATCTAATCTTATTTCCACATCGACTAGCACCAGAGAAACAAGTAGAAATATTCCGTGATCTGGCATTAGCTCTCCCACAATATGAATGGATTGTTTGTCAGGATCAATCGTTAACTAAAGATGAATATCATACCTTGCTTGGTGAATCTAAGATAGTATTTAGTGCTAACTTGCAAGAAACTCTAGGCATTAGTTGCTATGAAGGCGCAGTAGTGGGCGCGATTCCGTTGGTCCCCAATCGTTTGAGTTATACAGAAATGTATGATCCCATGTTTAAATATCCAAGTGAATGGACTGAAAGTTGGGATAGTTACTTACTGCATAAACAAAAATTATGTGAATTAATCAGTGATCATATGACTTCTTATAAATTCACAATTAATGCTGTACAGCAACAAGCAAACAGTCTATACGTCGACTTCTTCTCTGCAACTACGATATTAGAAAATATCAAATAATGGGATTTGAAAAGATCACAGAGTTTGAGCTAGCACTAGCCAAGTTCACCGGTGCACCATATGCAGTCATGACTGACTGTTGCACCCATGCTATTGAACTCTGCCTACGTTTCGATAATATCGAACGTGTATCATTCCCAGCACACACTTACCTCAGCATACCAATGACCATGCACAAGTTAGGTATTACCTATACTTACACAGATAAACTATGGATTGGTGAATATCAATTCATAGGTACACGCATCTGGGATAGTGCCAGATTATTACAAGAAGGCATGTATCGCAAAGGACAACTCCAGTGTTTGAGCTTCGGCTATGATAAACCATTGAATATTGGTCATGGTGGTGCGATACTCACTGATGATGTAGAAGTCTATGACATTCTTAGTCAACAACGTTACGATGGGCGTGATTTAACTGTTAGTCCGTGGGAAAATCAACTGACATTCCGTGTTGGGTATCACTATCGTCCTACTATCGAAGATGCAACTTACGGCCTAGAATTATTACCTGGTGTGGACCAAACTGTTAAATATAAAGAATACCCAGATTTAAGAGAGATTATAATAAAATGATGCAAGGACATATTGCCCCACAGTGGGATTTAGACTATATAAAAAATTTAGATTATATCGATTCTAATTACAATTCTAAAAAATTTAATGCATTAAACAATTTAGTTGACCACGAAGACTTAACCAGATACCAAATAGTGCTTGGACAAGTACAAGATCAAGAAACTAATCCTGCATTAAGTTTTATTCATCACGATTTTAACTGGATAACAAATAAAAAATGCCAAATTAATAAATTAACACCAGGTAATGTTATACCAAAACACAGCGATGTTTATAACTATTATAATAAAAAATATAATATAATCGATAACTCTAAAATATTTAGAATTTTAATTATGATCGAAGATTGGCAATCAGGGCATTATTTAGAAATTAAAGATCGTGGATTTACCAATTGGCAAGCAGGTGATTGGGTTGGCTTTAGATTAAGTGACCCACATATGACTGCAAATCTTGGACATACAAATAGATATGTTATTCAAATTACAGGAACCATTTAAAATATGAGAATTTTTATTACAGGTGCTAGTGGATTTATTGGATCACATTTTGTTAAACGATTAGAAGATAATCACAATGTATTTGCTATGACCGCCGACTTACTTGATTTTAGTAAAGTTCGCGAAGAATTATTTAGTTTTGATCCCGAAATTATTGTTCACTTTGGTGCTAGAACCGAAGTTGAACGTAGTTTTTATGAACAGGTTACATTTAGTGAAATTAACTATGTAGGCACTGTTAACTTAATTGAAAGTGCGTCTAAACTTAAAAATCTAAAGAACTTTGTATTCGCTAGTACTATGGAAGTATATGGCTGGCAACCTGTTAGTGACCTAATTAAAAAACAAGGATATTTAAAAGGTATGGTTCCGGAATTTGACGAGAATACTAACCCCAATCCCAATGCTCCTTATGCTGTGGCAAAACTAGCATGTGAGAAATATTTAGAATACGCACATCGCAGTTTAGGCTTGCCGTTCTGTGCTATCCGTCAAACTAATACCTACGGACGTAAAGAAAACGACTTCTTTGTAATTGAGCAGATTATTACCCAGATGCTACGTAACCCAAGTGCAGTAAGATTGGGATACGGTACACCTTATCGCAACTTCTTATACATTGATGATTTGCTAGACTTATGGTCTACGATTATCGAAAATCCAGAAAAAACCAATGGCGGCCATATCTTTACTATTGGTCCAAACAATCCTATACAAATTAGCGCATTAGCAGATAAGATTGCAGACAAGTTAGATTGGAAAGGCAATATCTTTTGGAATACTAAACCAGAACGTCCTGGTGAAATTTATCTACTTAACAGTAATCATAAGCTAGTAACAGAACTTACTGGGTGGGCTCCAAAAGTTGATTTAGATACTGGATTAGATTTAACTATTGCGCATTGGAAGAGTAAACTCAGCTAATGAAAAATGTGTATTTGTTCCAACCACAGTATGCTGTTGATATACGTAATGAGACTAACTACTGGTTACCTTATAGCGTGGGCTGTCTGTGGAGTTATGCTCAACAATTTAGTTGGGTAACTGAACAATTTAAACTTAAAGACCTTTTCTTTAAACGACAAGACCCGCAGGAAATCCTTGATATTATTGAAGATCCAGTGGTATGCGGATTTAGTTGTTATGTATGGAATCAAAAATATTGTTTTGCTATGGCTAAACTTATTAAGGAACGTTGGCCTACATGTATAATAGTAATGGGAGGGCCGCAAGTCAATAGCACGACCCTGAATCTTAATTTTGTTGATTCTGTAATTTTATCAGAAGGTGAAGAATCTTTCGTTAAATTATTAGAAGATGTTGGTCAAAATAAAAAACCGCCTGCATTATTCGCAAAGAGTAGGCTACAAAATTTAGAAGTACCTAGTCCTTATACTTTAGGCATATTTGATAAAATCATAGCAGACAATCCCAATACCGTTTGGGCGATGACCTTAGAAACAAATAGAGGTTGCCCGTATGCTTGTACATTTTGTGATTGGGGAAGTGCCACCTATAGCAAAGTTAGAAAATTTGAATTAGATCGTGTGGCATCAGACTTACTATGGGCTGAAAGAAATCCTGTGAGTTATATTTTTTGTGCTGATGCTAACTTTGGTATGTACAAAGATCGTGACGTAGAAATTGCACATATGATACGTGCCACTGCTGATAAAGGTAAGTTAGAGTCAGTAAACATACAATATGCTAAAAACTCCACTGAGGTAATATTCACTATTGCTAAAATATTAGGCGATTTGACCAGAGGTGTAACTGTTAGTGTGCAAAGTATGAATGACTTAACATTAGAGGCTATTAAACGTAAAAATCTAAATATAAACAACATTAAACATTTAATGACTTTAGGACACGAATATCAAGTTGGTACATACACCGAGGCCATTTTAGGGCTTCCGTTAGAAACTTTAGAAACGTGGAAAACTGGTCTTGCTGATATACTTGAAATGGGGCAGCATGATAGCATTGACGTATGGTTTTGCCAGCTGTTAGAAAATAGTGAATTAAATTCATTTGCTTCTAAAGTACAATACGGTATTAAAACTATCACAGCACGTGATTACATGCCTTTAAGCAATCCGTCAGATTATAAAGAGATCGGTGAAGATATTATATTAATTAAAGCTACTAATTCAATGTCTACAGATGAATTAGTCGAAGCGTATATGTATAGTTGGATGATAATACAATTTCATATTAGCGGATATAGTCAAATATATGCCAAATATGCTAGAAACATACTGAATATAAATTATAGAGAATTCTATGATACCATGCATGAAAAAATTAAAAATAATTCCCATTTTGGTGAGCATTTTGCTGACTTCAAGCAAGTAGTTAACACTTATATCACCACTGGTGAACTTACACAGGGTAAAGGTCACGGATTAGGCAGTGAGAGTTTTAAATTTATATACGATTTGCGAGTACATGCATTTGCTTTAGGACGCGAATGTTTATCCAAATTTACTACTGTAGATCCGGTAGTTGACTATGCGCAAAAAAACTTTATATATGATCAATCGTTAGATTTACCATTGGTCTTAGAGTTGCCGTGGGATTTATTTACATGGGAATCTATTCCGTCTAAATACTTAGTTAACAATAAAATAGAAATGACCGATGATTTCAATTTCTATTTTGTTAGACGCAAGGGGTTATTAAAAAATTCATTTATTAGGATATAATATGCAGTTAAATCAATCTCAACAAGTATTTGATAACAAAATATTAGACTACGACTTATCTAAATATCCGTTTCCTGGTATTATATTAGATACTATTAGAAAATTTTATCCAGACGTTACTAGTCTTGATAATATACACGAAGTAGTACCTGCTGACAAAATTGCTGAATTAAACCACAAAGTATCTCATGCACTGTTAGACACTGACTACTATGATTATTATGACCAATTGGTCAATGATCTCGTGGTTCCTAAACTAGGCACCGATGTACTAATTCAAAAATTTGGAAATTTACGTATTCTAGTACCCGATCAAGACAAGTTAGGCGCAGTACTATTATTTCATCAGGGACGTTGGGTAGGCAATGGATTGGGTTTGCGCACAATATGGATGCCGTTTACTGACTGCTACGATACTAACACATTACAAATGTTAGATTTAGATGTCAGTAGAGATATTACACGAAAATCTATTTTAGAAAAATGGGACTACGAACGTATACAAAATGCCTGCGCTGAAAATGCATGGCCAGTTACCTTGCATACCGGTCAGGCTCATCTATTTTTCCAAGAACACTTACATGGTAATTTCCCTAATAAAACGGGCAAGACTAGAGTCAGTATGGATATTCGATTATTAGTACGTGATGGTCAGCCACATCGTAAATGGCCTGGCGCATACTTCCGTAAGTTGTTTGATAGGGAATATTCTAAACAAATAGACATTAAGTCAGGCGAGGTTGTAGTAACTCACGGTGAGTACGAAGGTGTTAAAACTAAACATATCGATTTGCATTTTCAAACATTAGTGGTCAAAGGGTACTGTCAAAAACGTGGTTATACCTTCCCTTATCAAGGTGGCGATAATGAAGGAACTAACTATGCATTTTTAGATTATCAGATAACACATGGTGGCGTGGATCATATATTGTTATTCAGTATATTCAGTTTACCCGATGACCCTGCACATCGTCAAAAATTATTACAGTCAGCACTATCAAACAAATGTCGATTGCATTTCTGCAACGAAGAAATGGTATTAGAAACACAAGAAGATTTAGATCGTATCGAATACTTGCGATCATTTACCGACGATTGGTCCAGTCCTGTAGATGAGTTACGTACAGAATTAGGATTATAAAATTATTATCAAATAATTTGACACGACCTAAATAAACCTATATACTATAACAATATGGCAATCCTCTGCCTTAACATCGGAGACTTAAATTGAGTGATAAAACAATAAGCGAACGAATTCTTGAACGCATACAAGCATCAAATACCAGATATTGGGCAGGTGACAATATTTCAGCGCATATATTAGACAGTGAGCGTGCTGAATTAATTGACGAACTAACAGGTAAATTTGAAGGTGTTCTCGACAGTTTATTGATTGATAGACACAATGATCCAAACAGTCAAGGTACAGCACGTCGACTAGCTAAAATGTACATCTATGAGATCATGGCAGGACGCTATGATCCAGCACCAGATGCTACAGCGTTTCCAAATGATTCGGAGGACCGTTATGAAGGCATGTTGGTAGTTCGAAGTGAACTACGCAGTATGTGTAGTCATCATCACCAACCAGTTGCAGGTGTAGCGTATATTGGCATCATTGCCGCACAAAAACTTATTGGGTTGTCTAAGTATACTCGTATTGCTCAATGGTGCGCTCGTCGTGGTACACTGCAAGAAGAACTTGCCAACGACATCGCCCGAGAAATAATGAAAGCAACAGGCAGTGAAAACGTAGCAGTATACATTCAAGCAACACATGGTTGTTGTGAGAATCGCGGCATTATGGCACATAGTAGTTTAACACAGACTACCGTGCTTAAAGGTGCGTTTAAGAATGATGGTAATACCAAGAAAGAGTTTTTTGACAATATTAAATTACAACAGGAGTTTGCCCCAAGATGAGCACATTAAAAGATCTAGCAATGCAATATTTTGAAATGTTTAGTAATAAAGATCTAACTGGTCTGTCAGAGATATTCACTGACGATGTTAACCTACGTGATTGGGAAAGATCGGCAACAGGCAAAGTTGGTATGTTGGCAGTAGCCAAAGATATATTTGATGCTGTTAATACTATCACTGTCACACCCTTAGCATTATACGAAGAAAATAGTACAGTAGTAGCAGAGATAGAAGTTTTAGCCAATGGAGATACTAAACTTCTCGTAGTTGATGTGATCAAATTTGAAAACGGTAAGATTTCTAGTGTTGTGGCCTATAAAGGATAAATCGTGCGTTGGTTAAAACGTAAAATTTGTAATTGGTTAGGCGTAGAACGATTTGACGATTGGGGCACTCTCGACGAGAATCCAAGAGATACTCTTATATCTGTTAGAAGTCGTAATGATGCACCCAATTTCTTTGAACGTAATCCAGAAACCAACTTTCGTATCTATAATGCCTCAGGTGGTATTATCTTAGAAGTAGGACGTTGGGATAAAGCTCGTAATGAGTGGACTACTAATATGCACATCATTGACGAAGATGATGAACACGCCACCGATGCTATCGCTAAAATCATGACCTTGGAGTTAATGAGATGAAAAAATTATATGTAGATGACATACAGATCAGAGAATATGTAAATACGATCTCATATCAGATGTACAAGGATAATTGGCGTCCAGATTACATTGTTGGACTTACCCGCGGAGGACTTGTTCCCGCGGTGTATATGAGCCATATGTTAGATATTCCAATGGAAACATTAAAAGTAGCTCTACGTGATGGTGAAGGTGGCGAAAGCAACTGCTGGATGGCCGAAGATGCATTTGGTTATTTAAGTGCTAGTAGTGTGCCTAGACCAGCGGGTGAGCCAACTAGTGATCCTGCACTACGTAAAAACATCCTGATCTTAGATGATATTAATGATACTGGTGCTACATTGAATTGGATTATTGAAGATTGGCAAGGTATAAATCTACCAAACGATCCAGCCTGGACAGACATCTGGGGTAACAATGTTCGCTTTGCTGTGTTATTTGATAATCTAAGCAGTAAGTTTAGTCGCAAGGTAGACTACAGTGCTGTAGAAATAAACAAAGCCGAAGAAGATGTCTGGATTGTTTATCCATGGGAAAGATAAGTAATGACATGCAGACATACACTATTGTCCTGGTTAATAAGAATGGTGTCAGTCGTTATCCTATAAATTTTCTTTGGGCTAGTGCAAAAACCTATTACGAAGAAAACAGTTCCAATTATTGTCAATGGCAATGGCCCCTCGCTGCATTAGACTATAGTAATATAGACAAGACGTATCAACAGATAATTGAAACTAATCCTACTTTAGTGGGTTTTAGTGTCTACATGTGGAATGAAGCCTTTACTTTAAAATTGGCTGAGAAACTAAAACGCGAGATACCTAAAATTATTATAGTATTCGGTGGACCGCAAAATGATGCCAAGTATAATAAAGAATATTTTCGAGAAAAATCTTATGTAGATTTAGTTATACCAGGTGATGCGTATGGCGAAATTGCAATAGCAGAAATTTTAGATAATATAGTTAAGAATAATGGACAATTAATTACAAAAGAAATTGGTTATGCCTATTGGCCTGGCTCCAACAAAAATGTACAGTTTAACAAATTAGCACCTAAGAAGAAAGATTTCAACTGGCCAAGCAATCCCTATCGAGCACAACAACATCAAGTAATTCCCATAATTAACAGCGTTAGTCCAGAATCGGCTTGGATCATCATCGAAACTTCCAGAGGATGTCCATATAAATGCACATTCTGTGATTGGGGCGGAGGAACATATACTAAAACTGTCAAGAAAACTTTTGCTACGGTATTTGATGAGATTACATGGGCAGCTGAAAATGGCGTATATGCTGTATATTTCACTGACGCTAATTTTGGTTTATTTGATATTGATATAGAATATATTAAGCATCTAATTAGACAAAAAGGAATGTACGGATATCCTAAACGAGTTTATATACAACCAACTAAAGCTAAAATACATAATCTATTTGAAATATATTCTATTCTAGCTGACGCGGATTTACTACCCCACTATCAAATTTCAATACAGGATCTAGATGACACTGTTAAAAAGAACGTAGAGCGCATTGACTTTAGTTTTGAAGATCAGGTACAAATGTTTCGAAAATTGCAAAAGAAAAAATATTTGCCAATTTGGATTGAAGGTATTTTGGGCCTTCCTGGCAGTAGTTTAGAAACTATTAAGAATAGTATACAGCGTATTAGCCTTGAACGTTTGCCATTTAGTATTAGCCATCATTGGGCACTATTACCTGAAGCACCAGCGTATGCGCCCGAATACAGAGAAAAATTTAAGATAATCACAGTCCAAGGTAAGACCAGTGCAGGTATAGGCGGAACTTCTGTTATCAGACAAAAACCCGATCATCAAATACATGCCGGTGTTAATCAAACACTGAACGATGGCAGTGACATCACCACCGAATATGTAGTAGGAACATTTAGTTATACTCCAGACGAATGGATTGAGATGAATCTATTACAGATATTTACTGCATCAACACAAAACACTAAAATACTAGATCTTATTGCAGATTATATGTGGCAGGAACATCAGATAATATATGGAGAATTATTTCATACTGTATTAACTACAATACTAACTGATACTCGAGTAGATCCAAAATTAACGAAAGATTTTTTAAAACTTAAACAGGTATTCAACGAATGGATGCATAGCAAATCGGTTGATGTATTTGTTGACTACGATGAAGAATATCCGTTTGAAATAGGACCATCAATATATTTTATATTCATAATTTTAACTCAAATTGATGCATTTTTTCAGGCAGTAAAAATATCCTTGGCTAAACTGACCAACGTTGATGATAAAATTTCTGATCTATGCAATTTTTCTCTAAATAGATTAATAGATATTAACTATACTCCAAACAAAATTTTTGAAACTACCTATGATTGGCTCAAATATATCGAAACCAAACAGTTGACAGCAGAGAAAATATCTTATATTATAAATGATCAGCAGGTGCAGAACGGTGGAATTTGGTACAACATTGATTGGGGACAGTATCAAGGAACCAATGATTATTATACCCATTTTATTTATAGACAATGTTACGATTACAAAAGCAGCAAAATAGCATTTAAATTAATTAAAGGATAAAGTTTTGGATTTTTTAAGTAAAAATAATAAACTTATAGGATGGTTGGCTAACATCATCACAGTCGTGGGTGTTACACTTACTAGTCTTGATATCTATCCACTTAATATTGCCATACTGTCATTGGCCTGTGTATTTTGGGTTATAACTGGTTTACTATGGAAGAAACCAGAATTATGGACATTAAATGCCTTGATATGTATAATTTATCTTTATGGGTTATTTAGATAATATGTACACCTATTATATATCAGATATTAATTTATTTTTAGGCGTGGGTAGATATCCACTTAAAAACAAATGGATTTTAGAAAAATTCAAGCAAGAAGTAAAAAAAATTACAAGTCTTTATGATCAAACAGAAATAGTAATGATCCATTGTTCTGAAAAAAATATAAATGAGCTTTCTCTTGGGATAGATTTTTTAAAGTCTCAAAAATTTAAAAAAATTACTTTGATCGCAGATCAAAGTTCGCAACCATTTAGTGATCAAATTAGCGGAATTGATTTAATTTTTATTAATATGTTTCCATTGGGCACCCAGAGTCAATCTTTACGCAATCTTACTTGGAATGTTGATAAAAATAAGGGATTATTATTAACTGGGGTATTGACTAGAATAAATCGTATCGTTTTACTAAAAAAGTTATACGATTTAGAATTATTAAAACATAATATCTGTTGGACCGCACCATTTATCGATCAACAGCACGATTCAATTAAAAATTTTTTCATAGACGATGATCCGGTAGATATTAAAAAATTTTTTAATTTTTGTGGACAACATGCATTAAATTCTAATGGAATGGTATGGGTAGCTGAACAAAAATCGGGACGAGCAAAATCAGACAAAAGTTTCACCCAACTACATGAATATTTCAAATCAACTAGTTATAGCATAGTTTCAGAATCTGAATTTAATTCAAACTTTGATACTATTCCCTTTGTGACTGAGAAAACCTATAGAGCCATATATAATAAACATCCATTTATTGTAGCTGCCTCAAAAGGGCATCTTGCTTGGTTGCAAAAGTTAGGATTTAAAACGTTTAATGAGTATCTGCCTTGCCCTGATTATGATAACATACAAAATCATAATATCAGACTTGAGGCTATCATCAACAATATTCGTGCTTTTCCTGAGATATTAGTAAAAAATAAAAATAACATAGCTCAAGATATCGACTATAATTATCAATTATTAGATTATATGATTAACCGAGATAAAAAATTCATTGAAGATATTTTAACTGAAAAAAAATTAAATTTATCATTTGAGTCTATATTTGGGTTTCATGACGATCAGATGAAAATATTAAGAGAAGAAATAGAAAATTTCCATCAGCTACACTCAGACGAACTGTATAATCAAATACTACAAGAATTTTATTATTTTGAAAAAGAATTCTTAAAACAATATAATTTAGTAAAAAGTATCGATTGGCCTACTATAGATAGAATAAACGATTTTTACAATCTATCGATTGCTATTCAAAATGAGTGTAAGCAAGAATTTGATCTGGATCCAAACACACGTTGGTGATAAGTAGGTTGTAAAACGTCGTTATTTGTGTTATACTTTAATTTTAAAAAGGTAAAGATGAGTAAATTAAAAGTCAGTGAAATATTCTATTCAGCACAAGGCGAAGGTCGCTTTATTGGTGTGCCTAGTGTGTTCTTAAGAACTTTTGGCTGTAACTTTACCTGTGGTGGATTTGGCATGAAGGATCGCACACAGATGAGCACAGAACGTGAGTTCATTGATCCAACAAAATATCGTATATATGAAGAACTTCCATTGGTTAATACTGGATGTGATAGTTACGCTAGCTGGGATCCAAAATTTAAACATCTTAGTCCCTTATTAGAAATTGATGCTGTAGTCGAGCGTATGCTAGATCTGGTACCAAGCAACAGTTGGATCATGCCTAATGGTAATGATACACATTTGGTTATTACAGGTGGTGAACCGTTGCTGGGGTGGCAACGTGCTTATCCAGACTTACTAAGTCACAAGGATATGTATAACCTAAAGAATTTAACATTTGAAACTAATGGTACCCAGGAACTACATGAAGACTTTGCCAAATACTTAAAACTTTGGAATCGTGGTAGCCGTGAGATAACATTTAGCGTAAGTGCTAAACTAAGTGCAAGTGGTGAGTCGTGGGCAGATGCTGTCAAACCAGAGATTGTCAAGAGCTATGAGCGTGTTGGTACTGCATATCTCAAGTTTGTAGTTGAAAACCCTAGCGACTTTGATGAAGTAGATCGTGCAGTATCAGAATACCGTAAGGCCAAGTTTAAAGGTGTTATATACATTATGCCAGTAGGCGGTGTGGTTAAAGTCTACGATGGAAATAAATTTAACGTAGCTGATGAAGCTATGCGTCGTGGTTATTATTACAGCCCAAGATTACACGTTGATCTTTGGGGTAATAGTTGGGGAAAATAAAATGAATAAAATATTAAGTTATATCAACTCACACCTTCCACAAATGGAAATGGTCGGAGTTATTATGCGTATTATTAGTTTTAGTTTAGTATCGTGGTTAGGGCCAGCAAGTCCGTTTATGTTTGTGTGGGTCTTTAATACTATTGATGCTGTTTTATTAACATATTGTGCCAACATTAGAAAAGATCCAGCTTATACATTATTAAATGGATTTTGGATCATAGTTGGATTAATTGGTATTGTCAGAGCCGGAGGATGGATTTAATGAGTTATTTGTTTACGAGTGAAAGTGTTAGTGAAGGACATCCAGATAAAGTAGCAGATGCTATCAGTGATGCTGTTTTAGATTTAATGATGCGTGAGCAGAATCCTGCGTATCGTTGTGCTTGCGAAACATTGGTAACAACTAATCAAGTAGTTATAGCTGGTGAATACAAAGGTATTTACAATCATCTAGAAGTTGAAAATGCTGTGCGTCGTGTCGTCCGTGACATTGGATATGAGCAAGATGGATTCCATTGGGAAACTGCGGATATTAAAAATCTCATGCATGGACAGTCAGCAGACATTGCCTTAGGTACTGACACATTTGGTGCTGGTGATCAAGGACTTATGTTTGGTTATGCTATCGATGAAACATCAGACTTGATGCCTAGTGCTATCTATTACAGTCACAAAATTGTTGAACGGTTAACTGCTGTGCGTAAGAGTGGAGTGGCATGGTTAGGTCCAGATGCTAAGTCACAGGTTACTATGGAATATAACGACGATGGCACTGTTAGTCGTATCGCTAAGATAGTGTGTTCAACACAACACTCAGCTGATATAGATATCAATGATTTACGTGAACAGGTTAAAACTATTATTGATACCGTATTGCCACCGACCCTAATAGATGCCGATACAGAATATCTTATCAATCCAACTGGGCGTTTTGTTATTGGTGGTCCAGATGGTGACACTGGCTTAACGGGACGTAAGATTATCGTTGATACCTACGGTGGATACAGTCCACATGGTGGTGGTGCGTTTAGCGGCAAGGATCCTACTAAGGTAGATCGTAGTGCGGCCTATATGGCACGTTACCTAGCTAAGAATATTGTAGCTAGTCGAGGTGCACATAAAGCAACAGTGCAGATCAGTTATGCTATTGGTGTTAAAGAACCAACCAGTTTGTTTGTTAAGACTGACAAGGGTATTGAGTTTGATAACACTATTACTCAGTGGATACGTGAAAATGTTGATCTGACCCCAGCAGGCATCATAAATAGATTTGAGTTGTTCCGCCCTATATATAGTGAAACAACTAACTATGGACATTTTGGTAAAGCGAACTTACCATGGGAAACCGTAGGTTTATTCAAGGATTAATATGATAAAGAAATTGATCAATAGCTTGTTTGGCACTAAACCCGAAGAGCCGGTTATTAAGAGTCAAAAATCTAAAAAGACTCCAAAAGAACTAGCTACCGAAGCAGGCGAACCTTGGGTAGAAGTTATCAGCATGGAAATTGATAAAGACAATCCAGGTGCAGGCAGCTTTGAATTGGATTGGAATGATAAATTCGTAGCCAATTTAATCCGTGCTGGATATCAGGGTAAAACAGATCAGGACTTGGTAGACAATTGGTTCCGTAGCGTTTGTCAAAATGTCGTTTTGGAAAACTATGAGCAAGAGCAGGCTGATCCGGATAATCGTCCAAGTAACCGTAGGGATTTAGGCAACGGTAGAACGGAAGTTAGTTGACAAAAATCAAAATAGAAAGTATAATGGTTAAATGAGATATTTACTTGTTGACACCGCAAACACATTCTTCAGGGCAAGACATTCAGCACATCGCCAAAGTGATACTTGGGACAAGCTGGGTTTTGCTATTCACGTAACCCTAGCCAGCGTAAACAAATCATGGCGTGATCAAAAAGCTGATCATGTTATATTCTGTTTAGAAGGTCGCAGTTGGCGTAAAGACTTCTATGAACCTTATAAGAAAAATCGTAGTGTAGCACGTGCGGCCCTTACCGAAAGCGAACAGGAAGAAGATAAGTTATTTTGGGAAACTTTTGATAATTTAAAAACATTCGTCGCAGAAAAAACTAACTGCACTGTATTACAACATCCAGAACTAGAAGCAGATGATCTTATCGCTGGATTTATCCAGGCTCATCCCAACGATCACCATACTATTGTTAGTAGTGACACTGATTTCTACCAGTTACTTGCTGATAATGTTAATCAATATAACGGGATAAGTGATGAACTCCATACACTAAAAGGTATCTTTGATAAGAAGGGTAAACCTGTCTTAGATAAAAAGACTAAAGAACCTAAGAAGATTCCTGATCCTAAGTTTATCTTGTTTGAAAAATGTATGCGTGGTGACCCCACTGACAACGTATTTTCCGCATTTCCAGGCGTGCGCACCAAAGGTAGTAAAAACAAAGTTGGCTTAGAAGAAGCCTACAGTGACAAAGATAAGAAAGGGTATAATTGGAACAACATGATGTTACAGCGTTGGGTTGATCATAACGGTGTAGAACATCGTGTGTTAGATGACTATGAACGCAATCGTGTCCTAGTTGATCTAACAGCACAACCAGACGATATCAAAGTTAAGATAGCTGTAACCATAGCCAATGAACAATTTCCTAAAAATGTTCCGATGGTGGGCGCACAGTTCTTAAAGTTCTGTGGTAAGTATGATTTGGTTAAATTAAGTGAGAATGCTGGTAGTATGGCTGAATGGCTGACCGCTAGTTATCCAGAAAGCGCCGAATGATAGCAGATGGGAAGTTTCTCGCATTAGATTTAGAGCTCAATCAACCGTCAGGAAAGATCATACAGGTTGGGGTTGCTATTGGTGATAAGAACACACGCTTCGAAGACTATGTTGTCCGTAAATGGCTTATAGATCCCCAAGAACCCATCAGTGAATTTATCAACGATCTGACAGGTATTACAGATGCTGACATACGTGCAGAAGCATACAGTCATGAATATGTTGCCCGTGAGCTAGGTGAGTTGATTAAAGAGCATAAGTGCTTTATCAACCCAGTGACCTGGGGCGGTGGTGATAGTGTGGAATTATTAGCAGAATTCTGCAAAAACCATGCTGATTTCCCGCATTTTGGCCGTCGTTGGATAGATGTTAAGACCTGGTACACATACTTGATGCTGACCAGAGGTAAAGCCGCCAGTGGTGGATTGGCATCAGCTATGGGCTATTTCAAAATGCATTTCAAAGGTAAGGCGCACCGTGCAGATATTGATGCGGCTAATACCTTGGCATTGTTTTTCAAATTATTGGATAGACAAGCCCGATTGGAAAGTATATTGGATTCAGCTAAAACTGTCTAATTTTAAGTAATAAAATCAATAACTTAGCAACTACTATATAGCAATCTACAGCAATATTTGGACGATTTGAGCCAGTAATTTTGGTTTTATACCCCATATTCTGCGGATTTCGCTTGACTTTTGGTTCATTTGACTGTATAATACTACTATAAAATAAAAATTTGAAAGGTTAAGTTTTTGAATACTTTAGATAACGTCGTTCATTTAAAAGGTCCAGTCTGGGCTATCGATGATCAAACAGCTCAGTTAGTTAAACAATGCCAAGAAAAAAAGCTACCAGCCAGTTATAGTCTGTGGCAAGGTAGAGATCGAGATTGGGGATTGATTTTAGAAACCAAAGATGGTCAGGCTAAAACTGGTAACATCATTTCTCGAGCCAAAGCACGTGCAGGTGAAAGTTTATCTCGGGTGATTATCGTGGACGTAATCATTGATGATTTTTTTGCTACAGATCATAATGATGATAAGATTAACCATTGGAGGCACGACAATGAACCCGGTGTCAAACACGTTAAAAAAGAAAAAGATGTAAGAACAATGGAGCTCATGAGATATAAGTCAATTACTGAATTTAATGAGCTAGTAATACGCCGTCGAGAGGCTTTGCGTCAGATAACTGAAGATCCGTTCGCTGGTGCTGTTGACTGCTTTCTTGGCACCAGTCAATTTGAATATGCGGTCAAGGCAGTAACACTCTATAAAGGTGGTAGTAGGAAAATTCTAGCAGACCTTTGTGCTCGTTTTGGTAAAACCATATGGAGTGCTGTAATAGCTAAACTTTTAGATGTAGACGTAATTATTGTTTCTGCGTATGTAAAAACAGTTTTTGCCAGCTTTGCAAGTGACCTAATCAAATATAAACAATTTTTAGACTTTGTTCATATTGATGCAGGTAAAGATGGTTATGAGGAAAAGATAAAAAAAGCCATTAAGGCAGGCAAGAAAGTAATTGTTTACGTTAGTCTTTGCCCGGGAAGAAACAGAAATGATAAGATAAAATTTCTCGGTGAATTAAAATGTAGTAAGTTTTGGATCGTTGACGAGGCTGATTATGGGGCACATCGTCCAAAACAAGTTAAGCCTTTAAAAGAGGCAGTTAAAAATGATTATTTATTGGTCATGACTGGAACCAATGCCGACAGGGCCATTAACAGTTGGGATGAGACGTTTGACTTAATTGGGATAACGTATTTAGAATTATTAACACAAAAACAAGAAACTAAGAAAGAGTTAGAAAATGCCTAATACTATAGAACAAGAAATTCTTAAGCAATTTAAAGTTGACAAAAATAGAGATTTGTTGGTTCCTGACAGAGAGTTCTTATTAGCCAACATCACTCCAGCAGTCAAGGCAGCTAAAAAAGAATTAGAAGTCCACGGCCTTGAATTTTCTGGACTAGCCAACTGGCAAAAAGCTCAAACTTTTCCAGAGAAGGCCAAAGGATTTTTAGTTAAAGTATTCCAAGGATTAGAATTAGGCATGATTGATGAGCTTAATGTCCCATATCAATTACGGGTTTCTAGTCTGCGTCCTATTCATAAACATCTTGATAAAGAATCTAGCAATAGTATAGAAGTTAAACTAATGTTTATGGGTGGCAGTACCCGTAACACTAATCTAATGACCATCGGAGAGATTGCCCAAGAAGCATTAGGTAATGGTACTAAAGTAATCGTAATGTGTGGTGCTAGCCTAATAGATGGAGGCAAAAAATTTACCAATCATAATGCACAAAAAGAAATCAATCGTATTATTGCAGACTGTGCCAGCAAGAATCAAAAAGTATTTATTATAGCCGCCAATATGGGGCAACGTAGTTTCAGTATCCCTGGATTAGGTGTTGTATATCTCTGCTATGATCGTGGACAAGAAGGTGCAACAAGACAAAAATTGAGTCGTGTGTTGACTGCTGATACGTTAGATAAAGTAGGACGTATCGTTAGTTGTAGTTTTGATCCAAATAGAGATGACAAAATTGATGCAGAGATATTTGCTACAGCAGATCATATTGCAGAAAGAAAAGGATTACCCTGGGCTGAGGCATTGAAATATGTATTGTCTACTAATAGTAACATTTACAAATTCAGCGATAATGGTGCTATCCTAATGGACGCCGACGAATATATCAAAAACACCATTGATCAAAGGCGTGCTCATAGACAAATTGGTGCTATGGTTAATATAAACAAGTTCGACGATCAAACACTAGCTGAGTGGGTGAATGCTGACTCAGACTATAGTAAAAATGATCCGACCGGCACAACACCAGCAGGAGAAACTTGGGATCCAAATAAGCCCAAAGCACCAAAAAAACCAAAGAATGCTAAACCGGGAGAGTTAACCAAGGAACAAAAAGATGCTAGATCAAAAGCTCGTGCTTCTATTATTACTTTCTTAGAAAACTTCCATTACATAAAAGAAAGCACCGACACCACGTCAGTAAAAGAAATGTTGAACGAAATACGTAACAGTAAAGAAGATCAAGAATGGTTATATGAATATTATGGGATATCAATTGGCACCATTGACAGATCATTATTATCTGGGGGATTAAATTATAAACATCTTGAGATTGCGTTGAATATATAATTATGAAAAAAACTTTTGCCAGATTAGAAGACCTAGGTCAACTACCAGATAAAATTGTAAGTAAAGTTATATCTATGCGTCCAGATCTTAAAAACAAAAAATGGGTAGATACCCAAATGGCTAGTGGACAATTCACCGAAGCAATGGAAAGTGTTGTAACTGATCCAACTGAACAAGTATATGGGTATGAACAATACAATCGAACAGTTAAATATGCAGTAAATACTAGACAGTTAAAAGGAAAATATGCTACAATTAGTAAACTGGAAAAAAATATGAAATTTGATATAGGTATTATAAATCCTTGGTATGGTAAAAGAGATTGGTATAAGTCAGCTCAAGAACTCAGATCTCGTATCAAAGACGATGGAATGATGGTATTAGTAGCTCCTGATCCAACACAATCAAAATCTTCATGGGGTGCTAAGGTAAGAAAATTCCTAATAGAAAACGGAATTCAAGAAAGATGGGACGCCACTGGAGTATTTCCAAATGTAGATTCCGGACGGCTCAGCGTTTACTTCATGGATCTTAAATCCACTGCCAATTTAAAATGCCTTGAAAGTAATACTATAGAATCAAGCATTCTCGAAAGAATGATAAAATTGACTGAAACTGTTCCAGCATTCAAAGCAGTGCGCGGCAGACAAGATATTACGTATATAGCTGATAAATCTGATACTCAGACCCAAACCCATAGTGTTGTTGCATACACTTCGGTTACTAAAGAAAAATTAGTAGTAAGCTATGTGGAAGAAAAATACAAACGTTCACAAAAAGGTTTCATCTCAGGAAAAAAAATATTAATTAATAGACACTTTGGTAAGAATAATCCAGATCCCTATTACATAGTAGATGATGTTAAAGATAGTCAATTGGGATATGGAGTGATTGCTATAGATGTACCATCTCATACTAGTGAGACAGATATGATGAAACTACTTACACATCCTATCTATAGGAAGGTATTAGCATATCTTAAAGGTGGCAGTCATGACATCAATCAGAGCCATCTTGAACTATTACCTAATTTCAATCTATCTGAGGTTAAAAATCTAGACGAATTTCTAACTCAACAATTAAATTTAACAGATTCTGAAAAATCTAAAATTTATGCTTAATCTAGAAGAAGCAATTCAACACCTACGTCGACCTTATATGAGTGGTATTGAACGTTCTGAAGAACGTGTAACAGAAACACATGAATTTTTTACTCCTAGCGATCTGCTAATAAAAATCAATGATTGGTTAGATACCTATGATGGTAGCTTATTTAGTGACCCAAGCAAGACATTTATTGATCATAGTTGTGGCGATGGACAGATTTTATCAGAAGTACTAATACGTAAATTACAAAATGGTATTGATTTTGAAACAGCACTAAGCAATATATTTGGTGTCGAGCTTATGCAGGACAATGTAGACCTGTGCAGAGATCGATTGCTTTGTGGACAAGAGCATCTTCGTCATGTTGTAGAATGTAATATTGTTTGTCACGATGCAATGACTTATGATTATAGTTTCAACGGTACTGATAAAAATCAAGATGAATTAGCTAGAAGTAATATTTTTGACTTTCAAGACTAAAAATATCTTCAAGATCACTTGACCTGCAACACAGTTCAACTATATAATTAAGTAACACAACTCCTAGCCAACCGGAGTATCTACCCGGCCCCTAACGCAAGTTAGAAGCGAACACATTAGACAGGTAGCCCAGCGTCACAGCATGTGGCAATGGTAGTCATGATACAACTCTGTAGACATGATAACGTCAGGATGGCATATTATTAACTATAAGGACAAAATAATATGACAAATAAATTTTTCAACTACCAGGGTGCTCCATGGCAAATCATTGAAACACAGGATCCGTGGGGCAAACCATTGACAATCGCGATTGAGATGGACTCTACTCACGGAGCGATGTTAAACACGGAAGAATATAGCGAGGGCAGCGACTGGGAATACGTAGAGGCCAGCGATGTTAGGATCGACGAGTGGTACTTAAAAAGTGATCCGAATGATCTGTTTGAAACAGAAGAAGAGGATGATAACTTTTTAGAAGATCAACAACGGTACGTTGACATGATGTCTAAAGTTCATTCAAAGTCTGATCAAAGTAGCAGACTGAAAGAAATGCTAGAAAATCTACGGCGGCCAACTGATGATCCACCACTTTTTTGGAGTATCCAAGACGATGAAATGAATCGCCATGAACGCCTAAAAGCCAGTTTTGATGAATCAAAATCCACTATCGGAAATGCCGAAGATATACTCGGCATGATACGTGCCCGGCAAGAGAGAAGTATAGAAATGCCGCATACAGTTATATTAAATGAAAGCAAATACAATGATCCGATACGTCTAGAAAAAGCGATTAGTGAGATGAAGAAACAGCACGGTGACAACGCACACATAAGGATCGGCAAGCATGACGCTGAAGATTTATTGGCATCAATGTGGAATAAAGAGAGGATCGGATTAAGTAGTATCATGGATCCAACATCGGGCATTAATATCAATTTCGATGCAGAAACTCTAGAACTTATCAAAAAGTTAGGTCCAAAAAAGTAGTTGACTTTTACCAAAAATCTAAATATAATATAGTATGACTAAAGAATTAGAAAGATTAGCCGAACAAGCAGGATTACCCGTAACGGATAATCTCGAACATTTCTATCGTCTAGTCGGGGAACGTTGTGCTGACATCTGTGGTAGCCAAGGTGATCAAAAGAACATACGTCGCCATTTTGGCCTAGACTACTATGATGGTCCAAGCCATTATCAGAGTAAAAGACATCAGGAAACGCAGTATGATTGGAGTAAACATTATGTTGAGGAAAAGAAATAAATGGCACATATAATTGATAAAACGTTTGAATTCTGTTATGGACACAGAGTTTGGACACAAAAACTAAATGGTGAATATGCGGCAGACTTAAAGTGTGCTTGTCGTCATCTACATGGACATGAAGGCAAACTACAAGTTTATCTACGTAGCCCAACAGGCAAATTAGATCCAACTGGTATGGTTACTGACTTCCGTCATTTGGAATGGTTGAAGAAATGGATCAATGAATATATTGATCATCAGTTTGTATTAGACAAGAATGATCCATTGTATAATCAAATTGTTGGCGATCGTGGATTAGTTCCGGTATTGGTTCCAAATACCGAACACATAGCGGGTTGGCATTTAGACTTAACAGACTTAGATCCTAACACACCAGAGTATGAATACTATGAAGGATTCATGATCGTAGACTTTGTTCCAACAAGTGAGAACTTATCAAGTTGGATGGCTGACTTAGTTGAAGTAAAAATGAGCAAGTTAAACGTAACTGTTGACCACATTGATTGGTGGGAAACTCCCAAGTCACGTAGTGTATTTTATAAGTAATGAAAAAAGATGACATCATAGTAACCATAGCATTTATCATAATGATCGTATGTTCATTCGTGCTGTATTATGTTATAAGGGAGATTGGACTTAAATGACAGCAACAGTATTCATCTTACTAGCCTTATTTGGCATCAAACATTTCATCGCTGACTTCTTGATGCAGTTTGACTACATGCTCCGTAAAAAAGGTATCTATGGTGCCACTGGCGGTGTCCATCATAGCCTGGTACATGCTAGTTGGACATTCTTAATTCTAGTGTTTTTTTGCCCTAATGCAAATACAATTATCGCACTTTCGTTTGCGGACTTTGTCTTACACTATCATATAGATTATTTTAAACAGAAATTGAACAAGGGACTTACAACAGCAGATCGTCAGTTCTGGATTTGGCTTGGTGCAGATCAAGCACTGCACTATTTAACTTACGTAGGAATCATCAGTTATGTCACTCTTGGCTAAAGCAGTGGTTAAAAATAAATGTTGGGTGGTCGAGGACGACGGACACCAGGTTGGTACCATCTTAACCAATCCACAAGGCGTAGTTTATCAACATGAAAATAAACGTGAGCAGTTTGCCAGTTTAAAAATGCTCAGCGACAAATATAACATTATTGTAGACAAGGCACCGCCTAAGCGTATCATCACAGAAAGCAACACTGTATATGGTTTCCCTTGTGAACACAAACCTAATAATGTGCTATGGGATGTCAAACACAAGCTACCTATCTTTACTAAAGGTAATAAGAGCAAGAGCTTTTTCTGTGCTGGCTACTATATCGTCAAGTTCAACAACGGTTGGGTTAAATCATACTGCCCTAAACTAATCACCTTAAATCGCTATCCTTATGCTGGTCCATACGACACCTTAGAGGAAATGCAAGAACGACTACGTATCGCTAACGGAGCATTATATGGAACAACAATTAAGCCTGCACCTGAAAGCATTTAACGACAAGGTTAAAACAATGAATCAGACCAATTCTAAGGAATTATCATTGTCTGCCCTCGAAGCACGTAACATACACGCAGGTATCTTTGACCTACTCACGCAGATCCAAGCACTTACAGAAGTCAAACGAGAAAAAGATAACGAAGTGATTACAGTCCAGCTCGGCGGCAGTAAATTCTAATTATATATGTAGTTTATGGCATAAATATATGCGGAGAACATATAAATGTCGAGACCAAAACCAAATGTGCTGTTAGAGCACGTTAACAAAACAAACTACAAAAGCGATCAGATCTTGAGCAGTGAAGGTATCTGGGCTGTGTTTTATGATGGGCAACCTATCAACTTAAAAACACAGAATATGCTGGTAGCCTACCCAGGTCCTAAATACAAGAAAGTGTCATTCAGTAATCCAGGGCATGCTATCAATCTAGCTAAAAAACTCAACACCTTATTTAAGAGTGACAAGTTTTCAGTAGTATTACTCAAAGCTGGCGATCAGATCTACCCTTAATCATGGCAAAACGCACTGCTGAATCATTGCAAAATATATGGCAGGCACGTTTTCAAGAACATACATTAAACCCCTTTACATCAGACCCTAAACTTGGTATTCGTTATCAGCGTTTTGACAATCCGGCCAGCTGGTGGTTTAATCCTCTTAATCCTGATAGCCTACGCTTAACCCGTCCAGCGTTTAATATGCTGAATAAAAACAATGATATCAAACACTGGCATTTTAAACTACCTGCATCTTTGGTTACCCGTGCCTATATCCAATTAGAAAAGCATTTTACCAGTCCATATTACATACCTAGCCATAATAGCATCTACGTGTTTAGTGAACAGGATTCAATCATGCTAGCTCTGCATGGATCAAATCTACAACAATATCTTGACAATCTATCCAGTTGATGCTATACTAGTTTTATGTTTGAATGGTTTACAATAGCACACGCAGAAGCTCCGCCCCCTGTGGATAATCTTACTAAAGTCCAGGCGGCTATAGTTACTCGAGAATGGGAACGAAATCGAGCTATCCGTTTGCGTATAGAAAAGAAGTTTGCAGAGCTGGATAAAATTTCAGATCCCTATGCAGACATGTGGGATAAAGACTGGATTAAAAAGCCCTAAAATGCACTCTAAAAGTGCATTTTTTTTAGGCTATTTTTCACTAATTTTGGTTGACTTTTTGGTAAAATGGCTGTATAATGTTTACATACAATAAGAAAACGGAGCAATATATGACAACAAAAACAACAGATTTACAGTGGGAAATTCAAGCCTACGGTATGACAAAAGAAGAGTTAAACCGTATGGTAAAAACGCAGGCTTTTCCAGGACAAGAACTTATGTTTGCCGCAGGTATGCTAAGTGATGCCCAACAGGTTTTAGACCCAGAGTTTAATGCTGATGGTTGGGTTAGTCCTGACGTTGCTAACCAAGCACGTCAATATATCAACTGCGCCAAGGCCATAATGTTTGATGTCATGGACCCATCACGTCGTGGCGTAATGAAGGAGACTGTATAATGTTAGAACAACTAGATCAATTGTTGGATGCTATCAAAGCCGACTACGGTCGTTGGAGCACAAACTTGACATCACCTCGCCAAGAGATGATTGATGAGTTCAATGCTCGTGTCCGTGTCACTGAAGGTAAAAAGTATATCAAGGTTATCCAGGGCACCAGCGTATGGGGGTTCATCGTTAAAGAAGATGGTGGCAAGTTCCGCAAAGGTGATATCCTTAAGGCCGCAGGTTGGAATGCTCCAGCAACAAATTCTGCACGTGGTAATATCCTAGATGGTGGATATACCGTTCAATGGACAGGTCCACTTTACTTAAGATAAGGAGATAATATGGATAAGTTTGTATGGTTCAGCATTCTTTCATCTAAAGAGCACGAGTTCTTTAACCAATATCGTAGTCCAAAAAGTGAAGCCAGTGTGTTCAAGCAAATACCAATTGGCTATTTGGATACGGTTAAGTCTGTGTTAAAAAGGACCGGTGGAGCATTCCGTATCGTTTATCGTGGGCCGAGACCACACCATTATAGTCAGGCTATGACTTGGAAACAAGACGCTCGTGCATTTACGGTGTATCCAAGATGAGCCCACAAGAACAAGAAATCATTGATGCTATCTGGGGCGAGGACGCTAACGACGTAGATCGTGCCGAAGCTACCCAGGTAGTAGAAGGTATCTTTGCCATGGCCGATCTTATGAAGGCTCGCATGGAAGAGGGTAAGATCACCTACGTTCCCTTAACAGACTGGCTACACTAAATTCAACTTGACAAACGACCATTTTGGTGCTATAATAGTTCTACACAGTTAATTAATAGAGAGGGTTAAAATGG